GTCGAGTATCAATTAAAGTTGGTAGAAGGGAATAAACCGCCCTTCGTGTATTTCTTGTAGTAGAAATTTACAGCTATTTGTCCCGTTTCCTTGATCTTCCTTCTCTTTGTTTTAAGGAAGAATAAGTCCAGACTCGCTGATGGTATATGGCGCATACTTTTGTATGCTCCTACATCAGTCAGATTTACGAATCCTTGTTCACTATGTGTACCAGGATTTGCCTGAAGTTTGTGGTGATATAGGAAGCACAAGATAAGTGGGTGAAGATCTTCACTATAAGAGCCATCTTCGTTGAGAAGTAGAGATGCAGAGACCTCTAAACCGAGCTTCGCAAAGGCGAAAACAAGATCGTCAATGCTCTCAAGGGGAAGTGATAATACACTTCCAGTTACTTTTGACCTTGAGGAAAGAAGTGAGTACATATCAGACTGTTGGTCAATCAGATACTTTTTCAGCTCCATAAGAGTGATAGTTCTGTCCCATTGACACCAAGGCCACGCATTTCCTCCACTTATTAAATGTCGGAAGCCTATCAGCACGCCTAAAATATCACGGTTAGTGATATTATATGCATTCAATGCCCAATGCTCTGCTTGGAACTCAGGTACCTTCCACCTATTAGTCATCTCTATAACAAGTCCAGGTAAATTATAAATGGATTTGAGACTAGATTCGATCATAGTAAGTGGTAAGGGTGACAATTCGACACCTTCCAAGAATAACCTTTTACAGAACTCACCGGATCCTTTTTCAGGGGATATAATAGATTTATCGAGATTGATTTTAACATCAAGATCTGATAATAACCTACTGTATCCATCTGCCACATCCTTATCCCAAATGACAATGTCATCACCTAGTATCTGGTAGTCATCAAACGACCAGATACCTTTGTAATTAGTTTTCACTTGTGACGCGATGTATTGAATCAATATGTGATGAGTTATTGAGAAAGTTACCCACGAACTATAGGCCCCAAGGGGCTGACCGACTGACCATTCTACTTCCTGCGGTACACCTTCAAGCACTTTTCCTTTAGGGTGCTTAATCGAAAATTTTCTTTTAAGCAACTGTTCCCATAATCGGGCAGTGGTTGGACCAAAGAAGCACTTAATGAGTTCGGTTTGTAAAACAAGTGGGAATCTATCAGTAGCGGAGGAAAGATCGTATGAATAACACGGTCTCCCTTTAGATTTACTCAGAACCCTATTAAATCCTTTATTTTGATCAAATGTACAATCAGAAACAAGATTGCGGATAAACTCCATCATACGTAAATGTAAGACCTTAAGACCCTGTTGGGTCCAAAAGTCTACTATCGCGATGACACGGGTTTTACCCCCATTTTCTTGTAGAAATGATAATCGTCCAGACCTTAGTTGGTCAACGTTCTTAGTCGGTTCGAAAGAACCCATTTTGTCAAGCGAAGGGGCTAGTGGGTGTTTTAAGTGAGCATAAAGCTCTCTTACTGCACCTAGTAAGCCCTCATTGGCAAGTGCATATGTGTCTAAGTGCGCGGATAGTACGCTTGGTCCATTAGGTCCAGAAACAATACTAAACGAAGCATCGTACTCCTTGATTTCTTTGATCTCTAATCTCTGAAGGTTCTCCTGCATAAACGCAGTGATCTTATTCACAGGTTCTGTAATATCTTTAGTTCGCGGATCTGTTATGTTCTTAAGAACACTATAGTCCACTGGTAAAGTATACAGAGTATGAATCCTTAGAAGTGTAAGAGCGATTCGCTTGGACCACTTCCCCCCAGTTAAATATGGGTAGAAAGGGATTAATGCTCTGGGTACACCCAGTCGATTGGCCCTTGTAAATTTTAACGGGTCAAACGGCAATCCAAGAGATATCTTTACGGCAATCACATAATAGGATTTAAATTTGCTAATCGCAGACTTAAGCCCTTCATCTGATTTCAATTTCAGGAATCTTTGACAGTACAGTGTAAAATGGGTCGTTAACCCATTCAGTGGTCTCCCACTGAGCTTTTCTACAAGATGTATTAGATGAGTCATGATACTCAATATTGAGTTTATTGATTTGTCTAATTTAGGAAGCATGATGATATTCTTAAAGAAAGGGTGATGGCTCTCAGGTTTCCCCTGCCGCACATCTCATACCGGTGTCTTCTTGTAGGAGACTTGGAGGAAGGTAGTAGGATTGTTAGAGGGTTCCAACGGATGGCCCATTAGTG